TTTTTACTTTATCTGCTTCACTATAATCTGAATCGTTTAATTTACTATCATTTTTTTCCATGTCGTACTCTGATGATTCTTCTAACATGTCAATATCTTGTTCGTGTTCGCCTCTTACTTTAAATACACCATCTTGTAATCCTAGCATGTTTTGAATTTCAGTTTTAACCTGATATCCACTTACTGGTAAGTTTGTTTCAAATTCATACATATAAACTTCATAACCCTTGTGGTTAGGAAAGTCTTTTGGTGTACTTTGTAATATTGTTTTCTTCGCAGCACCGAGTCCTGTTGAGTCATATTTCATTAAGTGCTTCTCAATGCGATCACATTGGTTGTCTGTTAGCTCATGGATAGTTTTTACATTAAATTTCCATGTTTTCTTTGATTCTGATAGATAGTCAATAAAACTTTTCATTATAATTCTCCGTAATACTATTTATCGTTTCCACTTAGAAATATCGTATTTACTTCTATCTGGGTTGATTTTTTTAAATTCTTGTATATCAAATTTAAAAAACATTTCTTCAGTTGTTAGCCATTTGCTAATTAATGTTGTTAAGATTACATGTGACTCTTCTGTCAAATGCGCTACCCTGGCATCGTTAGTAAGGTCTATATCTTGCCAATTCATTATTTTTTCTTCTAATCTACTAATAGTGTCTAAGGTTGGTATATCCTTTTCATAAAACATGTCTGACACACCACTGTCATCTATATATGCTGGTATAAATTTAATGTCTGGTCTAAGTTGCTTTAATCTTTCCATTACCATAAAGTAATTTAAGTTGTTTCTATCGTAATAACTTATATTAGCATTTACTACTTTAAGTCCACTAAGTTCTTTCCACATATCTCGTAATTCAAAATGTCCAAGAGTACTACATTCTTTGATTATATTATCATAATCTCCTGTACCAGTATATCTTAGCATTCTATTATTGTCATCAAACAAAGTAATTCTTTCTGGATGAGTTAATACAAAAATAATTTGATCATATTTAGAATGATATTTTTCGAATTCTAAAAAAGCATGTTGTATGTCAGTACCGCCCATGGCATAACTAACTGCTCCTATATTTTTATGCCATGATGGCTGATCATCTGCTATAAAACTTGGATGCTGTGTAGTATCGCCACACAATATAGGCTGACCAAAACTATCTCCGAAAATTGCAATACTATTGTCTGACATATTCTATCTGTCGTTCTTATCCATCTTATTCATAATTTCAGCTAACAATTCTGTTCTGCTACCTATAACTTTTCCTTCTGCAATACTTTCTTCATCTGAACCGTTTTCTCTATTTTTGTTTTGAATATATGCTTGGGCTTTATCTTCATCAACATCAAGTCGTCGTTGTCTCATTTGTAATTCAATAATTTTTAGTTTTTTATCCATTTTTGACTGTTTGGCTTGTAATGCAGCACTGATCATTTTGCTTGCACTATCAAAAATAGGAGCGGCGTGTCTATCTTCTACACTTTTTCCCAAGTCTACTAAATCTTCGAATGTAGCCATTGCTTTGGCTGCATACTCGTCCATTTCTCTTTCTAATTCCTCAAGCCCAGTTACAGTAGGTAATGCTGAATCAGTTCTTTCAGCAATTGTCATTTCCCCTTGATATTCAGAAATTTCTGTTTCTAGTTCTTCAACAGAAAGTTCTTGATCTTCTTCTTCCTTTGGTAACATGTCTTCTATATCTGGAAGTAAGTTTAAGGTTTCTTCTAACTTTTTAGTCATCGTTTCCTACTCTTTCTTTTTTTAGGTTTGCTACCTTTGGGTTTATTAAATATTTCATTTTCTGTAATTACTCTAAAACCTAAACCCTTTGCATTGCACCAAGCTCTTGCTGCTTCCCACTTTGCGGCATTAACTACTGCTGAAGCTTTATCAGCTTGTGTTTTTGCTTCCCCTAATGTTTGTTTGCTAGGTTTAATCTCCACCATTTCTGCACGATCATTGCCTTTAGCATCTTTGTAGACCATTAATAAATCAGGAACATAAGTTGTCACTTTTCCTGTAAGTGGATTTTTATAAGGAATTCTGTGTGTTTCACTTCCCCATCCTATTACACTAGGATGGTTGTCGCACATTCTGAATACAGCTAATTCCCAACCACTTCTAAATCTTGGAGCTCGTTTTCCTATATATTTTGTTGGGTTTTTGACCTCATAAAGGCCTTGCATGTACTTAGCCATTTTTATTCACTTCGAATATCGAAGCCTTCATATGCAAAAGTAATACGATATGATACTAGTCCGCTGTCACTGTAGTCTAAATTATCTGTGTCTATTTGTGTAATTATTGGATTAAAAATTGTAATAAAATTTTTATCTTCTGTGCTATTGACACGCTCGATGTTAAATGTTTTTATATAATTTTTATCGCCTTGTAGTCTAAACCCTTTGCCAGCAATATTATGATCCGTCAATGAATTTGTGTTCATTGTTCCTGCATAATAGTAGGCCGTGTAGCTTTTCAAAAAGTTCTCAATGGCTGCATCTCTTGTATCGTATGCTGTGAGTACAATAGGAGTATAATCTACTCCTGTTTGTACAACTTTTTTCTGATTGTAACTATTTAAAGTTTGGCTTCTAGAGCTATAACTTGGCATAGTTACATTTGCTACACGGTCTAAATTAATCGGGCCTTCTATAGTTTGTAAACTACATGTAAAGTTAAATTTGCTTCTAGGCACTGCACTGATCGGTCCAACAGATTGAGTTTGACCATATAAAAGATGTGCTTTTGTGCCTAGTGCCATAATATTAACCGTTTAGGTATTAACCTGTTGTTGCGCCGTCTCCAGCTCTGCCTGAGATAGTATTACTTAGTACGTCTTGACCATTTACAGTGTGTGTTGCGTGGTCATAACGGATAGTTGCTGTTACCTGAACCATGTCTGATGTTGCATAGTTTAGATCACCATATGCTACGCCTGCTAGGTAGCAACCTGCTAGTTCCCAAACATCAAACGGCTTTGGTTGTGTGTTACCATTAGAACCGTCTAGTGTTTCTATTTTCATGTCAAATTTGTATGAAGCGCCTGATAATGCACTTGATTGATCTGCATGATCAACTTGTCTGTTAAGCTGTCCGCCTAACTGACTAATAACTTCTGATGTCATGTCATCACGTAATGTTAGTGTAAGTGTTTCCCAAGTATGCTTACCAGCAAGATACATTTTTGAGTTGTATGAATCAACTACTACTTCCTCATGGGTTAGACTTGGTCTTGACACACTAATTACGTTTTGTGTTACAACATCGTGTCTAGTGTCAGCGCCTAGTCTAGTAAAAGTGACACGGAAACGATATTGTAGTTTTGGCATTAATGTAGTGCCGTTACTAGCACCTGGTGTTGGTACGCCAAAGTTTGTAATTACAGCCATTGTTTGTTCTCCTTATAAACTATTATATAGCAATTTTATGTATATGTATTTATGCAAAAAGGCAAAAATTTTTACAAGTCATAAAAAAAGGCTGCACACCGTACAGCCTTTTCTTGTTTGTTAGTTAATATTAACCTAATTCACCAGTGTTTACAATACGGATTGGAATGTAAATAAATTCTGCTGATTTAGTTGGCTCAATTGCTACATCAATATATAACTCATTAGCATCAATTCTTGCTGGAGTATTATTTGTAGTATCACAAACTACTGCAAAGTCAAATAGACCTCGTTGTTGTAGTATGTTAGCTAGGAAGCCTTCAAATACTGCTTTTGCATTTTCTCGTGTTGATTCGTCATTTGCTTCAAATAAGAATGGACGAGCAATTACTGCAAAACGTTCTCTTAAATATGCTGATAAACGAGCAACATTAACACGGTCTAAAGCACTTGCGCCTGCATGTAGTGACTTCTGACCAAATACAACTACACCATCTGATGGGAAGTTTGCAATTGGGTTAAGTTTCTTTTCATACATTGCATCTCTATGACCTTGTGTAAGTGCCACTGGTGTAAAATCACCTTCTGCGTTTAAGTAACCTACGTTACTTGCATTTTGTACTACACCACGTGTTAAGCCTGCTGGTGCAAACCATTGGAAGCTCACGTTGTCACTGTATGCATATGTATATAATGCAACATGTGATGCTGGAGCAACTACACTTGCGCCTGATACTGGATCAGTAGTTAGTGCTGATGGATAATATGCAGCTGCATATGTATTCTTTGTTACAAGACCATCTACGCCGTTTTCTACTGCGCCATTACCTTGTACCCATGCTACTGCTTCTGTTGGATTTAAACGGAACGGTGTGTCAACAATAACAAATGCTGTTTCGTCACGATCACTATTCAATGTTACCATCTCATCCATTAATTCAGGATAACCTGGTGCTGCAATTAAGCGGAAGTTTACAGTATCTTCACGTAGTTCTGATCCTGCTGTACTTGCTTGCATACCAGATGCAACTACTTTACGCTGAGCATGTCTACCAAATGAACCTGCGCCATTTGCTTGATTGCCTGCGTGGTTACGCCATTTCCATGATGTTGTTTCATTTGCATCATAAATGCGTACTGTACCGCCTGAACGACACATATTTACACCTGTTGTACCTACTGGAAATAGTAGAGGATTAGGTGCATCTGCTAGAAGTGCGCTTTCAAATACGCCTGCTGCTGTATCATTTGCTGTAATATCACCAAATACTACACCGTTTGATGTTGTTTGGTCTGTGTTGTCTTTGCTTACCCATGTATTACCATTATGGCGGTAAATTACTGGATAACCTGCTTCATCTGTATCGATCCAATAGTCGCCTGCATTGCCTGCTGTTGGAGCAAGTGCGCCGTATACAATGTTTGTTACACGTTTCCATTTTTGTGTACCTGAATCGCTTTCTACTTCGTATAATGCTAGTTCATCTAGATCTGGATCAAACCA